ATGCGAATTATTTTGTTGACAACAGCGTATGGGGGCATCATGTCGCTATTCGTGTTGGTATCACTAAAGGCCAATGCCAACGATGTTCCCACCATCCATCCATCCGAATTTCCGGCGACGAATCCTCCGTATGGTTGGACCACCGATCCTGCGTCAATTCCTGTGCTCAGTGCCATCGTGCGTAGCCCAGATACTCCGGTTATTTGTGGAAAGTTAGTGGTTCCATTAAGAGTTTGATTTCCGATCCATGGAAATAAAAAATCATCATTAGTGGTATAGCCAGTAATACCAGAACCAAAAATAGGCTGAGCCGTTTTTCCGGTTGCATGATAGTGGGACAAAATCGCTTCACTACCTCCATAGTTTCCAAGACTCCCACTAATTTTTGTCAATGCGCCATTCGCTCCAAACGTTGTGCGTTTTCGTAAATCAGGGAGTTTGAACAAAGTGCCGGGATTGGATGCCACCCCCCATGTTGTTCCGAGAACAGCATAGAGAGCCGTATAGGATGCTTGAAGGAGTTCACTACCATCACAAATAGCCCATCCCGAAGGAGCCGCCGCCCCAGCATAATCAATAATCGCACCAATCGGAGCCCCATTGTCAGTCCCGCTATTCAAAGCATAGGCAGCGGTAATCGCACAACTGGCCGTTCCATGAAAACCGATTTGATTGACTAAACTTTGGGAAAAATCCCGAGCTTCAAATCCACGCCCATAAACTTTACCATTGGAACGGATAAAGAGCAAACTGCCCGTGGCATAACGACCATCTGCTTGCAAGGATGAAAATAAAAATCCTGCATTATTCAAAGCAATCGATTCAATATCCAACCCTTCACTTGAACCCGATCCATTCGACAATGCTCCATAAATAGAATCGATGTTGTCAGCCAAATCGAAATACAATCGCCCTTTATCAACGGTGCTTTCCATGTAATATATTCGACTAAAATCATTGCCAGTGCCGAATTCAGGACCGAAATAAATCGAATTCCATCGTGCTGCCTCTGCGATTGAAGGGTTGAGAGGAATTCTATCAATCATTATTGGAATTGAAAGTATTGAACCAGATGCCATCGTTAAAGAATGACTGATTCGTAAATCACGTTCCCAAGAAAGCCCGTTTCCTTGCAATGAACTTGCGGTTAAGGCATAAGAAGCTGATGTAGCGGTATCGGCATTCAATCCACCTAAGTTAAAATACGAAGCGGTCACCGCATAGGAAGAAGAACGGGAATTATTGGCCCAACTTGACGATATTGCATACGATGCAGACAAAGACGATGACGCATAGGAGGCCGATAAAGATGATGTGGCAAACGCTACAATCCCATACAACTTCATCCAATTATTCAACGTATTGAACGAGGCATGAAAAGTCGTCATCGACCCACTGTCAACCACGGGGAATAAATCATCACTGGTGATTGTTGCGAGGGTATTGAGTTGACTGATTTTTACTGATGCCATAAATTATAAGCCTATCGATATCGTATTCGCTTCACTTTCAATTCGATATTTTATTGTTCTGGTTAAATCCAACGACAACCCCGACGAAGCAGAGAGAAAAATGGTATAATCTCCAACGGGTAAATTTCCAACTGGATAAACGGGTCCTTGTAAGGTAAAGGGATAATTTATAGATCCCGTTACAACTCCACTCAAATTTCCTCCTGCCTGAAAAACAATAGGTAAATAATCGAAAACGGTATTTAAATTCGACGTTTGATTATGCACATAGAGTTGAAGAGATGCCGAAACCGATGAGGTATATGAAAGCCAAACATTTCCCGTGGCCGTAATATAAGTTGCGGGATTCAATGTTTCATTACTACTCAAACTCATGGTATAAACACGGGATTGATTACTTCGCCCAGCACCGTCAGTTAAAAAATCTGTCGAAGAAACAATTCTCCAACCCATCACTCGACGTATGTAGTTTGCTTTGGCGGCAATACTCGAAGACATCGCATAGGATGCTGTTCCGTTGGGTATCCCCGCATAGTTCAAGAACGAAGATGTCGCCGCAAAACTGGAAGAAACGACCCGAGAAGCGGTTAAGGCATATGACGCACTACCATTGAAAATTCCCGAATAAAGCAAATAAGAACTCGTGGCGGAACTCGTGGCATAGATTGCAACGTCGGCCAAAGAAATTCTTCCATTATAGAACCCCGGCGTGTAATTTAAATAGGACGCTGTATTGGCAAAATTCGCAAATCCACTCGACACGATCAATTGGGTGGATGATGTGAGCGAATACGATGCCGTTAGAGCATACGAGGAACTATAGGAATACGAGGAACTATAGGAATACGAGGAACTCAAGGCATAGGACGCTGAAATAACGTAAGAAGCGGTTTTTGCCCAGTCGGCATAGGATGCTGATAACGCATAAGAGGCAGAAACAGTACGAGAAGCGGTATCCGCATGGATCGCATGACTTGCCGAAACGGAATAGAGCGTATAACTGGCAGTACCATTCAACGCATAGGTTTGCAATTGGAGCGCCGTTATCTTCTTCGATTCAACCGCACTTATATCGGTGATCAAAAATAAGTCGCCCGCATCAGGAATCGGTAATGCGTTTAGTTCGGAGACACGTTTATTTGCCATACATTCTATTCAAAAGGTCAACCTATACATATCGTTCAAACGACCTTTTTTAACCTTTTTGAAATAAATCTAACCAAGGCACTTCGAACGATGTCATCGTCGTCAAACCGAAAAACGTGGATTCCGTTCTCTCGGCACTCTTCATCGTCGAATCGGGAGAGCATTTTTATAAATCCGCTTTTACCGTTAATATCGGATTGTTCAGGGTCGCCAATGATGAATACTTTAGCAAATTCACCGATTCGAGTGATCAAAGTGACCAGTTCTTTCTCGGTCATATTTTGACATTCATCGCCAATAATGGCCTTAGCATTCCAGTTTCGACCCCGAAGGTGACCTACGGGAAACCCAGAAATCCGTTCCTCTTTTTTAAGCAAATCGACCTGATTTTTCGGCAAAAGTTCCTCTAATTTTTCCATTAAAGGGGCTAAATAAGGAGCCATCTTATCACCTACTTCTCCCGGTAAGAACCCCAGTTTGGCATCAGCACTTTCAACCGCACTGCGGATATAAATCAAATCACTCACCCGTTTGGCACTGATCATTTCCAGTGCCGCCTGTACCGCAAGGTATGTTTTAGCTGTGCCAGCAGGACCACTAATAAAAATGAGTTTTGATTGTTTGTCGAGCGCAAGCTCCATGAAGGCTTGCTGTTTGGGCGTCAGAACACGGTGATAGATGTCAAGGATAGAGCGTAATTTACTACGCTGGGGGATGATTGGACTTGTGTCTTGCTTGAAGGATGGAGATTTATCATTTGATTCCAGTAGGTGTTTTTTTCGTTTTTTCATTCAGGCTATTTTTTAATTTATCCCGTAACTTGACTACCCGTGGGCAAAGTTCGTAACGCTCGCTATCAAGGTAGTACTTGTAAATGGTTTCTAAATTGAGATCGTATTCTTTGGGAGAAACGGTAACCACGAATTTAGAGCCTTTGAATTGGAAAACTTCAATGATGGGAAGTTTGTGTTTGATGCCGAACTCGATGGAGGACACAACCTGTTCCGTCATGTCTACTTTATATTTGGAGATGAACGATTGCAACTCCTTATTATCCGAAGGTAAGACATACGGATCATTTTCTTGGCAGATTTGTTTAGTTCGGTTTGCCATAACGTTACCAAAGATAAATATCGCCAACGAGGATGTAAAAACAAAAAAACGCAATCCCCTTTCGGAGACTGCGTTTGAATCTGTAGATGAGCAGTTACGCTCTTTGGTTTTTGGCGGATTTTTCAGTCTTCCGCTCAGATACCGTCTGTTTTTCGTGATCCGCCCGAATATCTTTCAGGCGACGAGTGGCGACATATCTCCATCGCCGTTTGGTTTTTGGTGACGCCTCTTTGAAACCAATGCTTTCAAGAAGCAGTTTTTCCACAACTAAATCAGTTGCGGCCAGTTTGAGCTTATCGTTTAGTCCCATAATGTTAGTTTAATGAAAAAACACGGTGAAGCCGATTATCATACTGAACAATTTTCACGGGTTCGCCCCATGAATGCTTTTGTGCGACCTTGCGCCAGAACGACTGTTCCTCCAACGCCTTCTTGTCATTGGGAGTGTTATACTCGGCAGCGGAGACTCTGTGACCTTCTCGAATCACAACGTAGCGGGATTCTTTATCGCTTTGCTCCGATTGACCTGAACTCATCTGGGGAGCGCCAGATGTGGCCTGTTTGGGATCGACTTGTTTACCCATATTTCAAAAAAGAACATAGCAAAAAACCGACAAAAAGTCAAGAAGATTTATGCTTTTTCGACGCCTCGTAGGACCGTGGCATCGTCGTAAGGAAATTTGGATTTCCCATTTTCAAATTCGATCATTGCCCTGATAAGCTTGGCCAGTTCTCGATTGTTCCCCATATCCAGTTTATCATCTGGTTTTTTCCCCAGCTTTTTGGCAACGAAGTCAATATAGTTTGTCGTCGGGTTCTCGGAAGGAGGGGACCAACGAGTGATGATTTCGGAAACAGTATCCGCCTTGTATTTGGCGTTGTAAGTTCTGAGGATGCGAGCCATAGCTCGAAACCCATCTTCGGGCGTGGCAAACTTGACAAACTGACCGTCATCCCCTGTAGCGCCCTGCCATTTGATAGTGGTTTTTCGAATATTTCCGGGGTTGTTGTTTCGGAAACCCCGTGATTCTCCAGCCGCCGCCCCGAACGCAAGCGCCCCAGCCAAACCAATTGGAAGTAACGATTTGAGTTTCATCTTAACACCATTCCCAATACCCCCACAATTTTTTGTACTCGTTTCCATCAGAGACGGCTCCGTTGTGGCGTACTCGTCTCGCCGCTCGGCGCTTTTCTAATTTGGTTGCTGGTTTTACAAACCCATTGTACCAACATCCATGCCCCAGTTCTTTTCCTTGCAACCCCCTTCGGAGTTTCAAATATGATTGAGGTCCATGGGACATAAAAATGGCGGTAGGTGAGGGATTCGAACCCACGGTCCCCGTAAGGGGACTCCTGTTTTCGAGACAGGTGCCATAATCCATCTCGGCCAACCTACCGTTTAATCGATCAAATCTCTGAGCCAACTGACCTTGGGAAGGTCTTCGGTATTCTTGTCCGCACGGGCAAGGGCTCGCTTGAGTTCAGTGTCAGTCAGCAAAAGGCTGTGCTCGCATCCA